TACCAGAAGAAACTACAACATTTTTACGTAAAGCAGAAGTAACTCCTTCAGGTTTGGACGTAAGAGAGTCTTTGGAATCTCTTGCACAAAAAGAATTAGGTGCTTTTGGTGCAGGTGGAGAAGCTGTTGGACTAAATAAGTTTGTTACAACAAAAGAATTTAGTGATATGCTTGATAAAGGTATTGATACTTTTGGTGTAGACAATCCTGTAGGTAAGGGCTGGTTAAATATATTTGCTAAACCTGCTGCTGTGGGTCAGGCAATGGAAACAGTCTTTGACCATACTGCACACTTAGTTAATACATATGGTATGGTTCAGCAGTTAGGAATGAACGGTGTATTGTATCGTCCTAAAGTAGTTAAAGAAGCTGTTAAGTCTGCTAAAGCTATGTATGCAAAAGCTGCAAAGGGAGATGAAGAAACTCTTAAATTTTTACAAGCACTAAAAAACAGAGGTATTATTGACTCTAGTGTAGTTGCAGAAAACATTAAAAAGAATATTGATAGATTTGGTGAAGGTGCAGAAGGTGTAGAGGGTGCAATAACCAAAGCTATTAAAGCTCCCTTCAGAGGTATGTCTGCAGTATATGGTGGTGTGGATGACTTTGGTAAGATTATTTCTTTTCAAGCAGAATACAATGCATACAAAAAAGCATTACCAAATCTAACAGATGAAGAAGTATTTAATCTAGCAACTGAAACAGTTCGTAATACTATGCCTTCTTACACTACGGCTGCTCCTGCAGTTCGTGCATTGGCTCGTTTACCCTTTGGTACATATGCAACATTCCCTGCAGAAATGGTACGTACAACTAAGAATATTCTTATGCAGGGAGCAAAAGATATTGCAGAGGGTAAAAGAACAAATAACCCTGAGTTAATAAAGATTGGTATGCGTAGACTTGCAGGTATAGGTGCAACCACTGCAGGTATTGAGTATGCAATTAGAAATAATAATAGTCAGAATGGTATATCTGAAAACGAAATACGTTCAGTTAATTTAACTGTACCTGATTATCAGAGAAATACAGAAAAAGTATTTACTCAACCTTTTTATAAAGACCCTAATACAGGTAAAATAATGACAAGGTTTATTGATTCAGGTACACTTGATTCAATGCAATATATTAAAGGACCAACTCGTGCAGTTATTGCTCGTGTGCTAGCAGGGGAAGACATTACACAAAGAGAATTAGATGATGCTATGCCCGATGCAATAGCTGAATTGTATTCACCTTTTGTTTCTGAAAAGTTTTTAACAGAAGCAGTTATTAATGCTTATCGTGGAGTAGACGAAGAAGGTAATGAACTTAGTACTGAAGAAAGAGTAAAAGGATTATTATCCGTAGGTGTTCCGGGTAGTGCTAAAGCATTTTTTAATCTTAGAGATGCTTATAATTCAGAAGAATTAAGAGGGTTAGGAAAAGGACAAACATCATCTAGCTTTCCTAAAAGAGTAGGAACATATCTTCTTCCTTCAGACCAAGCTGGTTTTTTTGCAACAGGTATAAGAAATAATACCTATGATTTAGATGGGGCTGTAAGTTATAGTCTTTATCAAGACTCTCAAGAAATAAATAATGCCTCAAAAGAATTTAATAAATATTTAAAAACTATTAAAGATAAACAACTTACACAAAAAGACGTTAATGATATACTTGAAAAGTATGTTGAAACACAGATGGCTAAGAAAGAAGCAATGGCTAGAATGTCAGATAAAGTTAATGTTTTTAGAAATGTGGAGTTTTATCAAAAGGGAAAAGATGGTAAAATATATAAATCAAAGTATGGAATTGATAATATAGTTAAAGCTTCTACAGGCAAGGGTAAATATAAAATTAATCCTAATTTAATTTATGGTCTAGTAGAAGGTTCAGAAGGTCAAGGTGTTTTTATTCCTGATAGTATTAACTCAGGACAGATTAAAAATATGTTAGTAGAAAGAAAGTTTCCACCAGCTTTAATTAAAGGACTAAAACAATTGGAAGCTGGTTTGACAGGTCAGCCCCTAAGAAAGGTAGCAGAGTAATGGCAAAGAAAAAGAAGACAAGTACTAAAGGTTTAGCAGGTATACCAGTATACGGTTCTAATGCTAAGACAGGTAAAGATATTCGTCTAAACAAAAAAGTTAAACCTAAGAAACTAAAAGGTGGTTATAACTATCTTGGTGAAGTAGAAACAGTTACTGTACCTAAACAGTGGTTGTCTTCTCCTGACCATGTAGTTGCAGAACTTGCTTACATTACTCCTGCTGAACAGAAAATACTTATTGATGCTAACCTTTATGGTTCTCTTGATGGTAAACCTAACCGTGCTCCGGGTGGATTAATGTCTCTACAAGGTGACTTTGGCGGTGGAGATACATATGGTGGCGGTGGTAGTGAAGGTGAATCAGAAGGTAAAGAAGCTGCTGATTCTGCTTCTTCTGATTCTGGCGGCTCTTCTGACAGTGGTGGTGACGATGACGGTGGAGCATATGACGATGACGATGTAGCTGCAGAACTAGGAGAAATGTTAGGTAAGGATACTCAAGCCCAATCAAGATATCAGAGTTCAAGAAGTTTTGCAAGAGATACAGGTAGACCTGACCGTGTAAGTTTTGGTGGGTATGACCCAAGCAGTGATGACGAAGAACAGACTTCTGCTATTACCATTGCAGACTATGACCCTGAAACAGGAACAGGTGGAGACTTTTTGTCTGAGCAAGGAAGAAAAGATTTAGATGTCCTTGCTGAAAAAGCTTCTAATTATTTTAATAGTCCTATAACAAAAGGTATTCAAACTTTAGAAAAGTTTAGTCCTTTAGCTAAGTTAGCTAGAGGAGTTTTAGGTGTTCCTAGTATTACAAGAACTAAAGCTGGTTTAGCTGCAGGTAGAATAGGTGATATGCAAATGGGAGTTCAGAAAGGTGGAACAGTACAATATAATGCTGATGGTTCTATCTCTCATGTAGAAATGCCTGATGGTTCTAAAGTAGGTGAAAGTAAAACATTTAGAGAAAGTAACGATGATAATGATACTAAACAGGCTTCAGGTTCAGGAGCTACACCAGTTTCTGTAACACCTGCAATAACTCCTAATATGTATTATCAGAGAGGTGTAGGTTCACAAACAGTAGATTTAGCAGACCCTGCACAACGTAGAATGTTTATACAAAACCTACTCAGTCAGACCCAAAGTCCTATCGGTGCAACCTATGACCCAAGAACTGCTACCTACAGTATGCAGGATGGTGGTCAGCGAAGAGTATCAGGGCTAGATATTTTTAAGAGAAGATAAATGGAGAATGAACCATTAATAACAGACAAGAAAACTTACCAAAAGAACAGGCGGTATATGGCTTGGTCTGCTCTTGCAATGATGCTTGTAGCAACGATAGCTGTACTTGTAAGCCCGGACAGGTTTGCAAGTGCCGAAGCCATACTAATGATGATGTATGGAAGCCTGTCAGCACTGGTCGCATCTTATTTTGGGTTTAGTAAAAAATGAAATATAATACTTCAAACTTTTTAGATAAACTTATAGAACATGAAGGTATGGTTCTTACTGTCTACAAGGATACCCTTGGTATAGACACAATAGGTATTGGTCGCAATTTAAAAGACCGTGGTATTAGTAAAGAAGAACTTAACTACATGGACTACCCTAGTATGGATGCTATATATGAACATGGTATTACAGAAGCAGATGCTAGGTATCTTGCAATGAATGATATTAAGATAGTTGAGAATGAGTTATGTGCAGTACATAAATGTGTAGAAGACCTTGATGGTGTTAGACAATTAATACTTATGGACATGGCATTTAACATGGGTGTTCCAAGGCTATGTAAGTTCAAGAAGATGTGGAATGCAATACATGAGAAGAAGTTTGAAGCTGCAAGTCTTGAAATGATGGATTCAAAATGGGCAAGGCAGGTAGGTCAAAGGGCTAAGAAATTAAGTGAAGCTATGAAGTTAGGAGAATTTTAATGTCATTAGTAGAAATGGAAACTAATACACAACAACTTAATAGGTTGTTAAAAGCATTAGGCATGGAAGCAAAGCCTGTAAAGAAAGCTCCATCTGGAAAAGTAATTGATACTAATCCTATTAAAGATAGAGCATATAAAGTATCTAAGGGTAATGCTAAACCTAAGAAGGTTACTAAACCTAAAACTAAACCTAAGAAACAGAAACCTTCAAAGTCTACATCTACTTTGTTTGGTATTAGTTTTAATAAAGCAGGTGGTACAGTAGGTAGTAAGAAAAGTAAAAAACAATCTGGACATAATAGGTTATACTAATGGGTACTCCAAGTTCAATGACACGTACAGGAAAGCATGAGCCTATGGAACTACAAGTTTCTAGGGAACAGATAGCTTTCCACCAAGCACTATATAAGTTTGGATATAATGGTGATGTAAACGGAACAGAAGAAACTATTTGGTCACAAGGGGGTATCTATACTTATCCTACTAGTGCTGCTCAGTTGTATGTAAGTTCTAGCAGCACAGCAGATACTAATGGTGGAACAGGTGCAAACTCTGTAAAGATTATAGGTCTTGATGTTAATTATAATGAAGTAGAAGAAGACATTACTCTTACAGGACAAACACAAAAGATTACTCAAACATCTTGGTTACGTGTCTACCGTATGTATATTACCCTTGCTGGTTCAGGTGGGGCAGCAGCAGGAACTATTTATCTTGCAGATAGCGGAGAGTCTTCTGGTGTGCCTACTGGTACTGTCTATGCTTCTATTCTTTTAGGGGCAGGACAAACAGAAATGGCTGTGTATACAGTACCTGCAGGATACACTCTTTACTTAGATGATATTAACTTTACTGCAGCTATTTCACAGGCTAACTCATATTGTCAGGTCAGATTTTTACAGCGTATTTTTGGGACAAATATTTTCCGTGAACAGCTTAGAGTTGTATTACAGTCTAATACTTTTATTGATAAGTTTAATTATCCTTTACGTATACCAGAAAAAACTGATATTGAGGCTCGTGGTCTTAGTGTAGGTAGTAGTAACAATCCTATATCTGCATCATGGCAGGGTATACTTATAAAGAATGAAATACCACCTAGTTAA